GATCTCCCATTTTTAAAACATAACCACAAGTAGTTGCGATTCTAGCTTTATCTAATTGTTCTTGAGAGAATAAAATTCCACCTTTAGTTTTTTCTTTTGGTGTAAAAGGTAAAACTAAAATTCTGTAACCAACCGGTTTAGGTAATTGATCTTCTACATCTTTAATGTTTTCTTGATCTAATCTTTTTACGTGAGGCTCTTCTTTTTTTTCTGCTTCGTATTTATCTTGGAGACCAAGTTTAATTTTTGGTACTTCCTTGTCCGATGTCAATAATGTTTCCTTGCTCATTTTTTTGCTCCTTTGGTTTTAGCAGGTTAGAGATTTCCTGTAACGTTAATTGATAAGCGTGTGCCTGTCCTAGCATATACTTATATTTTTCCATACTGTCAACCCCACCAGTAATCATACTGTCTCCAATTTGTTGTAGAGTTGCGTTAAGTGTTTTTTTAAGTTTATCTATTAATACTAAGTCTTCCATCTTCTCTCCTTACAGTTTAAATTGTTGCAATACTTTTACTTTCTCTTCAGCACTTGCAATTTTTTCGATTAATTTATCTACTTCGTCTATGTGTTGTGGGTGTTCTCCAATACCTACAGAACTGTCCAAGTAAATCTTAAGTGTAGCATCAGCTTCTAAAATTTGAGCTTCATATCTAGCCTCTAATGCCTCTAATATTGCTGTTCTCATTTTTTCTTCCTTTTTTTGTTTAAAAGTTTAACACGTGTGTGCCAACACCATTCAGTCATTTTAATAACATAGGTCTCAACAAATGCAATAGCATTATCAAGTTTTCCAAAAAAAGAGTATAAAAATTTATCTAACATTTCCATCGCTTACGTGCCTGTCGAAGTCTCGAATTTGGATTGGCCGCAGCTTTAGGAAATTGTTTCATCTGTCCTGCACTTCTTGCGCAGTACGATTTTCGCCTTTTAGCGGCAGCGGACCCTTTTTTAACTTTACCGGTCACGGCTGTTTTTAATTTAGAACCGGGATTTTTTCTTCTATAGGAAGCAACACCGGCTCGTGTCATTCCTGCTCCAGACTTTGTAGATCTAAAGTTCTTCTTGTTTCTTGCAGGCATATTATCCTGTTTTCTCATAACTATTTTTTCTTTTTTCTGGTAACTACAATCTTACCATCTACTTCTTTAACTTTCATACCAGCAGATTCAGTTTGTTTTTTAAGTTGATTGTATTTTTCTGATGGAGTTAATTTTTTATCTTTAGCCATTATTTTTTCTTAGCTGTCTTAGCTGCTCTTTTAAAATTAGCTTTTGTAGGTGCGCCTTTAGTTCCAGGTTTTCTCATTTTTTCTTTTGAGCCTGCAGCGATACGTTTACGCTTTGCGTGAATGTTGGCATAAAGCCCACGTTTAGCCATTATGCTGTACCGCCTTTTTTGTAGCCCATTGCTTTAGCTACTTTAGGTGCTTTCTTTTTAAGAGCTCTTATACCTTTGCCTTTTTTACCAGCAGGTATTTTCTTTTTAACAGAACCACCTTTTTTATACATTGATCCACCAGCCATACCCATATCATTTTTGTAAAAACCATCCGCCATATCTTTTCTAGCAGTAGACATTCCACCACCCATTTTGCCTACACGTCCGCCATTTTCGTATCTGTAGCCATTTCTTACTCCGTTTTTTCTCATTTTTTTCCTCCGTTGTTTCTAAATATTTGTGTTCCCTTTATACCATAAATGCTCGCAACGACAAGGATCCACAAATTAGTAAACCAACTTGGGAGTGCCGCAAAGTGTTCGAAGAACACGTTTACTTTTTCCATAGCTGATGGATCGTCACTTACAGTCGCCCAGGCCAAAATCGCGATTGGCGCCGAGAGAATTATTAAAACTGCCTCGTCCTTCCAATCTGATTGACGAGCTTCTAGAAGTTTACCTTGGTAAGCTTCCTTGCCTTCGGCCATTCTAGATGCGTGCATTAACTGCGCGTCAGACATAGCCATTTTCGTTCTCTGCTTGTTAGCATAAATTTTACTACCAGCAGAAACGGCTAATTTAATTGCCGATAACCACATATTAGTACCAAGTTGCTTTTACAGGTCTTTTTTCAGGTCTCATTCTTTTTGTACCTCTAACAGTCACAACCTGTGACTCATTAGGATCTGTAGCTTCGATTGTAACCCCACCTGTTTGATAACCATCTGCTCCAACTCCTAATTCTTTTACAACTTTAGGTTCTTTTGTTTTTTTAATCATAATTTTCTCCTTAATTTGATTTATATCTAGTTTTTTCTAAAATTTCTACCGAAATCGTGACGCTTACTTGCGTCTGACATCTCTTGTTTAGTCAATGATACGTTTGCTCTCATTTCTGCTAGTTCTTTGCTTTGTTCTAGGTCATCTTCGTGCTGTGATTGGTTCATCATTGCTTTCATCTTATCTAAATTTAATCTTTCTTGACCTTCTTCTTCTCTTCTTTGGTTTTCTGCAGCTTTTAAATCCACTTCTCTTGATTTTATCTTTAATAGTGGATCTCCAGCAAACTCACCTGTAATTTTTTCTTCTTCTTTAGCGTAATCCTCTTGCATTTCAGCAATTAGTTGCGCTTTTCTAGCTTCAATAGCATTTGTTATTTGTTGAACTCGTTGTTGTTGTTGCATCATCTGTGGATTTTGCATCATACCTTGTGCCATTGCAGGATTCTGTGCTCCCATTTGTTGCATTTGTTGTTGAATCATTTGTAACTCTTTTAATTCTTCTACAAATTCTATTTGAACTTGTTCTTGAGCCATTAAACTTATGTGTTCAAGTATATTTTTTTGCATTGTAGCCATAACCATAGGATTATTCTGCACCATATTTAATCTCATAAAGTTTAAGTGAGCATCAATGTGAGCTTTGTGGTCTTGACCAGGAAAAGCTTGAAATGGTTTTTGTGACATTGCCATAATATTTTCTAATGCAGGATCCATCGGCATTGGTTTTGCCGGTGGAGGTAATATTGCATTAACATTTTTTACACCCAGCGCATCATACATAGATCTGTACGCTTGGTACATATTATGCATTTGAGGATTTGATTGCGCGAGTTGTAATTGACTTTGTGCGATTGAGATTCTTTGTGTCTGTGAAAAGATGTTTGGATCTGCAACCGGTAGAATATCTATTCTATCATCAAAATCTTGCACCTTAATATTTCTTGTAGCTCCTGGTACATCGTAAGGATAAACAGGAGGTAAGTATGTTTTAAATACATTTGCTAATAATTTAAATTCTTCTTTAAGTCCTACGTATATTCTTTTGTGAATTGCAGACATAACTCTAGAGCCACGTTCTAATAATGCAACAGTTGTTCCAACTGCAGCTTGTTGATTCATATCACCAACTTGCATATCAGAAATTGCTGCAAATCTTTGACCTGCTGATACCACAATTCCCATTAACTGAAGTAATGTTTGATCTGGTCCTTTAAAAGGTAAAGTCATAAACTGATCTTTAATATTTCCACCAGGTGCATCTACATCTCTAAACTCACCAGGCTGTAATGGTTGTGCATCATCTCTAACTCTAATACCACGTGATTTAAATCCTGCGGGTAAGTTAGCTAAAGTTCCAGCATCTAATAATTGTCTTAAAGCTGCTGTTGCAGTTCTAGTTAAACCACCAATCATATGAATTAAACCAAAACCATAAAAACCAGTTCCTGGTAAAAATTTAAATTGTACAAAATAATTAATTTTATTTTTCTTTGGGTCTTCTGCTTTGTAATTTCGTCTTATAGATAAAACTTTATTGTTTGCTTGGGCAACAGTTACAACATATGGAAGTTTAATACCTGTTGGCTCACCATCTTCACCCATATCTTCATAACCATCTAAATCTAGATTAGTATGAATTTCATATAAAGTATATTGATCTTCTTGGCCATCTTTAGAAATTCCTTCTAACTCTAATTTTTTATCTTCTAATTGATTTTCTGTAATAGGTGGTGTTCCTAATTCTACATCTCTGTAAAATCCTGATACTTGTTGTTTTCTTAATTCGTTTTCTGAAATTTTAATTACGTGAATAACTGCTTCTGCATCTTCTAGTGAGTTTGCAGAATAAGGTACGATTAAATCATCTGCTGGTACAAATTTTGAAACAGCTCTACCTAATAGATCATCATAATAGATTTTTTTAAAAGTTGATCCTGATAGAGGTAGGTAGAATAACATTTGATCAAACTCTGGTTCATATTCTTTCATCTGATCCATAATCTGATAGTTCATAAAATCTTTAACCCGTTTAGCTTGCTCTTCTTTAGCAACATCTACTACTCCTAAAATTTGAGTTCTAACTGGTCCATCTGCTGGTAATAATTCTTTGTAAGCTTGTGCTTGAAATTGTGTAACCGATTCAGCAAGTACAGGGTGATTAACACCTGATGCACCTCTAAAAGGTTCTGTTCTTCTTTCGTATTTAAATCCTAAAAGACTTAAACCGTTTCTATATGTATCTTCCCAATCTGCTCTTGATTCTCTGTATTCATTGTATTGTTCAATTAACTTAGAACCTAGTGGTTCTAAATCTGCGTCATCCATATTTTCTGCAAGGTTTGCAAAATGATCTTCAGAAGGGTCTATTTCTGAAGCATTAGGATCAAAAGAAATTTCTGCTCCACCATCTTCAGTCATATCCACTTCAACAGGTCCTGTTGGAGTATCAATTACTTCTGCTGATTTTACGCTTTCAATTTCAACAGCCTGATCTTCAGCTCTGTTGTTTTCGTCTACATTGGGTAATGGTTTATCTATAGTTGCCATTTGGCTATTCTACCTTCTTTTAAATAATGATTCAACACCTGACTGGTTGTTATCAGGTATTTTAATTGCTGTCAAACTTACAAGTCCACCGTCTTTAAAGCCTTTTTCACCTAATTCTTTTAGTTCTTCTATTTCTTCTTGAGTCATCTTACGATCAGTTTGTTGTGCTTTAAAATCTAAATAATCTTTTCTAAAGTAATTTTCTAAATATTCTAATTCTTCTATTTCATCTTGACTGATTAATCTTCTATCTCCTGTCATCTCTGCTTCTTCTAAATTTCTTCTTAAAAAATTTAATCTAGCTTGAGAGACAGAACCTGCTTCAGGATCTAATTTACGAGTTTTATATGCATCATACATAGACTCTTGATATTCTCTTACTGGTTTTGCCAATGCTTCTAGTTCTTCAATAGTTTCATCACCAAAAACAACAGTGTCTTCTGAATGATTTAATAGGTCTGCATAGTAATCATAATCAGGTGTACCATCTTCAGCAAATTTTCCTTCTTTACCAAAGTTTTTAAATTTGTCTCTAGCAATGGCTTTTTCTGGTCTATCTATATTAAAGTAAGGTAAACCAAATTCTTCAGTTTCTTCTACAGTTTTAATTGCGTCATCTCCAAATTTACTTTTAATAGCTTGCATTGCTGCTTGTAAACCTTTTGGTATACCACCTCTAACCATTGCAACTCTACCTCCGCTTGCAAAACCTCTTTTACCTTTTAAAAACTTTTCAAGATTTGTAATACCACCACTAATACCTTCTTGAGCATCTCGGCCTGTAGGTCCATAAATTTCTTCTTGTTCAAATAATTCTTCTACAACTTTACCTCCTGTAGTTTCATCCATAGTTTTTTGAATTTCTCCTACAGCTTTTGTACCTTGGTCTGTATCAAAGTATACAGAACTACTTCCTGTAGTTTGATCTACGTCAACTGTAATGTCTGGTCTATCTGGGTGTTTAAAAGTAGAGATTCTATCTTGTTCTTTAACTAAAGTTCCTTCGTCCATAACTTTCTTAATTACCATATTAAAAAAGTCTACACCTTGTCCTGCCACTTGCTCAATACCTTCACGCGCACCTTCAGTTTTAAATACGTTTACGTATTTACCAATAGCGGGTGCACTTGCTAAAGCAATTAATCCTTTTATAAAACTTCGTCTATTCATCTTTATTAAATAAGTTGTATATCATACCTTCTTGGTTTTGGTAATTCTTATAAGCGTCATATCCTGACAATCCTAATCCTAGTGCCAGTCCTGGTAATCCTAAAAATCTTGATGCTCCTGCAATCATTTTTGGACTCATACCCATTCTTAAAATCTGTCCTGTAATTCCTGGTCTTGCTTGACCTACGTTGCTTAAGTTAAAATAATTTTTAGCACCTTCAAGCATTGTTCGTTTAGGTGCATCTTTTACAACTCCAGAAAGTTTTGATAAAGGTTCCATTAGTGAAACCCCTAATGCAGGTCCTAATGGATCTGTTAAAATGTCTGTCATCGTTTCACCTTCTTCTAATCTTTTAGCACCGATCGCTCCTTCGTATAAACCTGTAAGTAATGGCGTTCCAAAAGTTGTAAGCACCGGTCTTATAGCACCACTAATTCCAAGTGTAGATCTAACTCTACCTCTTCCTAAATCTCTTGCAGCTTTGTAAGCACCAGGTATTTCTTGTGCAGCAAAACCTAAAGATGCACCCGCTGTAACTTTTAATGGGTTATCTTTTACGTATTCTAAAATTTGATTTTGGTCTGCTTTTTGATCTGTGTTTGCATTTACAATCGATCCCTGTGTGGCATCATATTTAAGTGGTACGCCGACTTGTGGTTGTGCTACTTCTGCTGCTTCTACTGGAGAACCTCCAAACATTCCAACTCCAATCATTCCTACTAATCCCGCAACACCTGTACGTCTTAAAGCTGTTCTTAAAAATGAATTAGCTTGAGGATTAAACTCTCCTGTTTTTTTAACTACT